GCTGGAGCTGGCGAACATGCCGTGGCCCGCGCCCGACGTCAGCGCCCTGGCGCCGTTCGTCACCTACCACGCGGAGCATTCGATGGCCGCGGGCGAGGACGAGCCCGACGCCATCGACGAGGTGACATTGCCGCAATGAGGAGATCCGCATGAGCGAGACCATGTTCGTGAAACCGGCGCCGGGGTTGCGCGTGCGCCGGGAAGAGAACCCCAAAGAGATCGTGCCGCCCGAAGGGACGCAGGTTCCGCGCACGGCGTATTACGTGCGGCGCCTGCGAGACGGCAGCCTGGTCGGCGCGACGCCGGTCAAGCCGGCGAGCCGTGCCGCCGGGGCCGAGGCGAAGCAAACCAAGAAGGAGAGTAGCCCATGATTCCGTTCAACGAGATCCCCGCCTCATTGCGCCTGCCGGGCGTATTCATCGAGTTCGACAACCGGCTGGGCGGCGAGGCGCAGATCGCATTCAAGGTGCTCGTACTCGGCCAGCGCCTGGCCGCGGGCACCGTCGCCGAAGGCGTGCCGACGCGCGTGACGAGCGCGCAAGCGGCCGAGGAATTCTTCGGGCGCGGGAGCATGCTCGCTGAGATGCTCAAAAAGGCCAAGGCGGTCGACGCGTTTATGGATACCTGGGGGCTCGCGCTCGACGACAACGCCGCCGGCGCCACGGCCAGCGGCAATTTCACGGTCACGGGCACCCCGACCGAGGCCGGGACGCTAAACCTCTACATCGCCGGCACGCGCGTCCAGGTTGCCGTCACCGTCGGGCAGACCGACGCGCAGGTGGCGACGGCGATCGCCGCGGCGATCAACGCCGACACCACGCTGCCGGTCACCGCCGCCGCCGCGCTCGGCGTGGCGACCGTGACCGCGCGCCACAAGGGCGAGACCGGCAACGACATCGATCTGCGCCTGAACTATTTCGCGGAGCGCACGCCCAAGGGCATCGCGGTCGCCGTCACCGCCATGAGCGGCGGCACCTCCAACCCCGACGTCGCCACGGCGATCGCGGCGATGGGCGCGGAGTGGTGGAATTGGATCGTCATGCCCTACACCGACGCCGCGAACCTCACGGCGCTCGAGGCCGAGCTCGACGCGCGCTGGGGGCCGCTGCAGCAAAAAGGCGCCCGGGCCTTCGCCGCGTTTCGCGGCAACCACGCCCAGACCGCGACGTTCGGCGACGACCGCAACAACCCGCACGTTTCCACGATGGGCACCAACATCGCGCCCGAGCCGCCTTACCTGTGGGCGGCGGTCAACGCGATGGCGGCGGCGCGCCGCCTGGCGCTCGACCCCGCGCGCCCGGTGCAGCGCATCGAGCTGACCGGGCTCAAGTCGCCGGACATCGCCGATCGCTGGACGGACTCCGAGCGCAACCTGCTGCTCTTCGACGGAATCTCCACCTACACCGTGGGCTCCGACGGCACGGTATTGATCGAGCGGCAGATCACGATGTACCAGGAAAACACCGCCGCCATCGCCGACGATTCGTACCTCAACATCGAGACTCCGGAGACGCTCGAGCGCATCCGCTTCGAGCAGCGCGCGCGCATCCTGCAGAAGTTCCCGCAGTTCAAGCTCTCCGACACCGATGAGGAATTCGGCGCCGGCCAGCCGGTGGTCACCCGGGACGTGATCCGCGCCGAGCTGCTCGACCTGTACCAGTTGTTCATCGAGCGCGCCTGGGCGCAGGACCTCGAGAGCTACGACGGATCGCTGATCGTCGAGATCGACACGGTGCAGAGCCGCGTGAACGTGCAGGACTCGCCGCGCCTGATCGGCCAGTACCGCATCCACGCGATGCAGTCTCAGTTCCGGCGGTAGGTAAAGTTTAATTTTGGCAACGGAGGTGTGTGATGCAGTCATTCACTAACTGTCAGACGGGCGAGCACGCGCTCGATTTTTACAAGGCGGCCACGCAGGCGCAGCTGCAGGAGAAGATGGCGCGCGGCGCCAACGCGCGCGGACGCCAGGGCTTCACCTTGGTGCGCCGCGCAAAGGTCGGGCGCAACGAACCGTGCCCGTGCAACAGCGGCCGGAAGTTCAAGAAGTGCTGCCTGAGCAAGGCGGCGTAACCGTAAGAGAGGGCAGCCATGAGCAAACCAATCACCGGCCGCGCCATCATACGCATCGACGGCGCGGTGATCCCCTCGGAGAACGGCGCCACGCTGAATCCGGGCGGCGTCAACCGCGTCGCCGAGCGCCACGGCGGCGTGACCTATTTCCGCGAGGAGGAAATCGTGCCGACGGTCGAGTGCCAGGTCAACCACACCGCCGACGTCGACATCTTGGCGTTGTCCAATATCGTCGGCGCCACCGTGATGTTCGAGGCCAACACCGGGCGCAAATACCTGCTCAGCGGGGCGTTCACGACCGAGCCGACGCCGCTCGACACCGCGGCCGGCAAGGCGCGGCTGATGCTCGCGGCGAATTCGTGCGTGGAAGTGTAGGCCGGATTGTCACCATTATGATCGGATAATTAGCGGAATTACATACTTAACTCCCCTCAAGGGAAAAGGATAAGTGAAATGACCGTAAGAGCGAAGTTTGTCGTTCAGTCGATCACCACCCACAAAGCCTGGAACGGCCCCGGTCTCATGGGGACCGTACATCTCACCCCTGTCACCAGCGGTAGCGACGAGAACAAGGCTTTCTTCGACGCAACGCCGGGCGGGAAGATCGAGCTCGGCACGGTAAACGAAGAGGTGCTGAAGCAGTTCGCCATCGGCGATGAGTTCTACGTGGACTTCACGCTCGCATCGAAGTAAGGGAGTGAAATATATAAATCCCATAATTAGGAGGTAATGATGCGACTGGAATTCGATTTAACCCACGGTCTCACGCTCGGAGAGGGCGGCAAAGAGCGCACGCTCAAACACGTCGTCCTGCGCGCGCCCGAGCCGGGCGACATCATCGACGCGGGCGAGGAATCCGAAAAGCTAGTCTACGCCCTGCAAAACGGCGAACTCGCGCCGGTGCTCGTGACCAGCCCCACCCTGAGCGGCGTGCACGTGCTGCGCCGCCAGATCGTCATGCTCGGCGACGTGCACGGCCCGCTCGACCTGGCCCTGCTCAAACGTCTGCCGCTGTCGGACTTCAATGTGTTGCAATCAAAGGCCGAAGAAATCGACGCGGCCATCGCCGCCGAAGCCGAGCGCGCGTCCCAGGCGGTGACGCAGCGGGGGCGAGATGATACGCCTGCTCCAGGCGCTTGAGCGCGCGGAGCCGGCGCTACTGATGTGCGGCTGGCGATTGGACGATATCCGCAAGACGCCGCTCCCCAAGCTCCTGCGCCACATGGTGCGCTACGCGCATCGCCGGGACTGATCCATGAGCGCGCAACTACGCACCTCCATCCTCATCGACGTCGCGGGCAACCTTGAGGCCCGCTCGCAGCGCTACGCGCAGGTGATGGATCGGTTCGCCGGCCGCGGGCGCCGGGTGCTCGGCCGCTTCGGCGCCGCCGCGACGCTGGCCGGACGCCACCTCGACCGCCTGGGCAACCGCTACACGGCGCTGCTGACCGGCGCCGTTGGCGTGGGCGCGGCGCGCATGGTGATCGGGCTGGAGACGCGCTTCGTTCGGCTCGGCATTCAGGCGAACAAGAGCGCGGAGGAGATCAACGCGCTAAAAAACGAAATCTTCTCGATGGCGCGCGACCCGAAGCTGCGCGTCGACCCCGGCGAGATCACGGGCGCGATCGAGTCGATCGTCGAAAAAACCGGCGACCTCGACTTCGCGCGGGACAACCTGCGCAACATCGCGATCGCCATCCAGGCGACGGGCGCGCAAGGCAAAAACATCGGCGAGATCATGGGCGAGTTTCAGAAGATGGGCGTGATCGACCCGCGCGAGGTGCTCGAGGCGCTCGATACGCTGAACCGCCAGGGCAAGGAGGGCGCCTTCACCTTGCAGAACCTGGCCGCGCTCGGCCCGCGCGTTGTCACCGCCTACACCGCGATGGGGCGCACGGGCGTCGGAGCGCTGCGCGAGCTGGGCGCGGCGCTGCAGGTGATCCGCATGGGCACGGGCTCCTCCGAGCAAGCGGCGACGGCGTTCGAGGCGGTGCTGCGCACGCTGTCCAACGAGGAAAAGATCAAGCAGCTGGAGCGGCTCGGGATCGCCATATTCGATCCCGAAAAGCTCAAGGAAGGCGTGCGGGTGCTGCGGCCGATCAACGAGCTGATGGTGGAGATCGTGCGCAAGGCCGGCGGCGACCGCGTGAAGCTCTCGCAAGTGTTCGACGCCGAGGCGGTGCGCGCCTTCAACCACGCGACGGCGGAATTCCGCCGCACCGGCCGGCTCGGCTCGCTGGAAAAATTCATGCAGATCCACGGCGACGGCGCCGCGACGCTGGCGGACTCCGCCCGCGCCGCGGGCACCGCCGCGGCGTCACTGCGCAACCTCTACACCGCGTGGCAGCAGTTCGCCGACAGCGAGCTCGCCGGCCCGATCCAGAGTCTCGCCGACGCGCTCAACGATCTGGACTCCGAAGATCTCGACCGGATCTTCCGCAACCTCAAAATCGGCGCCATCGCGCTCGGCGGGGCCGTCGTGGTGAACCAGCTCGCCGGTGTGGTGCGCGCCTTGGGCGCGCTCAGCGGCGTGCTCGGCGTGAACAAGTTGCTGCGAAAATCGCTGCCGTGGCTGGGGCGCGGCGCGCGCGTGCTCGGCGCCGCCGCGCTCAGCGGCGCTGGGCTCGCCGGCGCTGGGCTCGCCGGCGCTGGGCTCGCCGGTGTCGGCGTCGGCAGCCTGGCGTATAAATACGGGCTCGAGGGCACGGGATTCGCCGACTCCGTCGGCGGCCTGATCGCGAGCTCGATGTCGCCGTTTAGCGCCAACGCGCGCGAATCGCTGGCGCTCGATCGGCGCCGGCAGGAGATGCAGGGCAAGATCACGGTCACGGTCGAAGACAAGCGCGTGCGCGTCTCCGACGTGCGCCAAACCGGAGGCGGGCCGGAGCTCGAGGTGGATACGGGGCTGAGGTTCGGAGCGATGCCCTAATGCGGATCGGTACACCAGAAGGCCGGATATTTAACATTTTTGCGGCGCCAGCAAGTGCGCATCTGCCCGGGCGGCCAATGCGCGAAGCGGACCGTGAAGCGGCGCCCGCCCAGCTCGATGTAGCGCAGCGCGATTCGGCTGAAGTCATACCTGGCTCGCTGGCGTTTTTTCGCGGTCATGTCGCTGGTCTTTTTTTGCCAATGGATGCGCAGGCCGTCTCGATCGAACGCGCACGAGAAGCCGCTCACCGCCGGATCGATCTCCTGGCATTGGTGCAGAAAAACAACCGCGCGCGGATTTTTGGGGCCGTCGGCCGCACCGCTCGCGTGCGCGGCAAAAACGGCGAAAACTCCAACGATGAAAATACGCATGGCCGGATCCATGAAATGCAGAGCGGAGCCATTCTAACACCATGACCTGGCGCGACAACCTGGTCGCGAACTCGGCCGGCGGCCAGCCGCTGCGGGGCTCGTTCCGCGCGGCGACTTTTTGCGTGCGGGTCGACGACCTGGCGTTCGGCCGCCGCAGCCAATTGCACGAATACCCCCTGCGGGACGACCCCTTTGTCGAGGACCTGGGCCGCCGCGCCCGCGAGTTCCAGATCGAGGTCTTCGTCGCCGGCGACGATTTTATGATCGAGCGCGACGCGCTGATCGCCGCGATTGAGCAGCCCGGACCGGGGACCTTGGTGCACCCCTACTACGGCACGCTGACGGTGAGCGTGGTCGAGTCGCGCGTGCGCCACTCCAGCCGCGACGGCGGCCTGGCAACCTTCACGCTGACCTGCGTCGAGTCCGGAGAGCTGGTTTTCCCCACCGAGGTCGCCGACACCGCCGCGCGGGTTGAGGCCGCCGCCGCGGTTGCGCGCGCGGCCACGCTCGCCGACTTCGTGCGCCGCTTTTCGGTCGACGGCCTGCCCGGCTGGACCGTCACGGCCCTGGAAGACGAGCTGCACCGCACGCTCGGGGACCTGACCGGGGCGATCGGCGACGTCGCGGGCGCCATCGCCGCCGAGATCCGGGCGCCGTTCAACATGGGCAACGAGCTGATCGGCGCGTACCAGCGCGTGCGCGAGATCATTACCGAGCCGCTCGACGCGTTGCGCCTCTACCAGAGCCTGTTCGACGCCGGCGCCGACTCGCCGGGGGTGCCGACGACGACGGCCACGCGCCGCACCCAGGCGCAGGCGACCGACGCCATGCAGCGCCTGGCGCGCGAGGCGGCGGTGATCGAGGCGGCGGATGCGGCGGCGGCCGCGGAGTTCGCCTCGACCGACGACGCGCTCGGCGCGCGCGACGCGCTGATCGACGGGTTCGACGCGCGCCTGGCGACGACCGATCCGGTCACCGGCGCGCCGATCGCCAACGACGTGTTCGACGCGCTGCGCGAGCTGCGCGCGGCGGCGATCGAGGATCTGCACGTGCGCGGCGCGCGCCTGCCGCGCATCACGCACTACACGCCGCGGGCCACGCTGCCGGCGGCGGTCATCGCCTACCGGCTCTACGGCGACGCCGAGCGCGCCGCGGAGATCGTCGCGCACAATAAAATCCGCCACCCCGGATTCGTGCCCGGCGGGCGGCGATTGGAGGTGCTGACCGATGTCTGATGTGGTGCTCAAAGTGGACGGTCGGGCCTACGGCGGCTGGAAGGAGGTCGACATCAGCCGCTCGCTGGAATTCGCCGCCAACACCTTCGCGCTGAAAATCACCGACGTCTGGAACAACATGGACGTGCGCCGCCCGATCCGTATGGGCGCGCCGTGCGAGGTGTGGATCGATCGAGACCGGATCATCACCGGCTACGTGGACGACGTGCTGGCGTCCCACGACGGCGGCGAGCGCACCATCGAGGTCGCGGGGCGTTCGAAGATCGCGGATCTGATCGACTGCTCCTCGGGCGGCGCGATCGGGCAGCAATTCAACAACCAGAACTTCGCCTCGATCGCGCGCGCGGTCGCCAAGCCGTTCGGAATCGGCGTTGTGGACCAAGCCGGGCCGTATCAACCCGCTCGACGTCGAGAGATCGAGCCGGCGCAGCGTGTGTTTGAGTTCCTGGAAGAGCTGGCGCGCGAAGAGGCGGTGATTCTCACCTCCGACCGCGCCGGCGATCTCCTGATCACGCGCGCCGGCACCGAGCGCCTGCGCACGCGGCTGGAATTGGGCGCGAACGTGCTGGCCGCGGCGGCGCGCTTCTCGATGCGCGATCGCTTCAGCGAATACCGCGTCGTCGGCCAGCGCGGCAATTGGGACAACGACGCCGCACAAGCGGCGGCGCACGTCTCGGGCACTTCCGAGGACCTGCAAATGCGGTTCAGGCCGAATGCGATTCTGGCCGAGGACCAGGTGCAGCTGGTGTCCGCGCGCCGCCGCGCGCAGTGGCAACGCAACGTGGCCTACGGTCGCTCCAAGCAGGCGACCTATACCGTGTCCGGTTGGCGGCACGACGACGGTCTGTGGGAGCCCAACCGGCTCGTACACGTGGTTGATGAGTGGCTGGGGCTTGACGCGTTGTGGCTGCTGGCGACCGTGCACTACCGGCTCGATGAGCGGGGCGAGCGCGCGGAGCTCACCGTCCTGCCGAAGCAGGCCTTCGATCTCATCCCACTGCCGTCGGCGGACGAACGGGAGGCGTCATGGGATTAGCCGCGCGCCTCTTCGATCGGACGGCACGACGCATCAAGCTGCTGATTACCCGCGGCGTCGTAAATCTGGTCGACGCCGGCGCGCTGCTGCAGGCGCTGCAAGTCGAGGCACTGAGCGGGGAAGTGCTCGACCAGGTCGAGCACTTCGAACCCTACGGCTTCACCTCGCACCCGCTCCCCGGCGCCGAGGCGCTGCTGCTCTCGCTGAACGGCCGGCGCTCGCACACGCTCGCCGGCGTGGTCACCGACCGGCGCCACCGAAAAACCGGGCTCGCGCCGGGCGAAGCCGCGCTGTACTCGCACGAGGGCGATTACGTCCATCTAAAAAACGGTCGCATCATCGAAGTACTCGCCGGCGCCAAGGTGAAGGTCACCGCCCCGGAGGCGGAGGTGATCGCGAGCACCAAGGTGTCGCTCACGACGCCGTTGACCGAGCTCAGCGGTAACCTGGTTGTCGCCGGGTTGATCACGGGCGCGGCCGGACTTTCGATCTCCGGCGGCAGTGGCGCGCAGATCTCGGGCGATGTCACGGTGAACGGGGGTGACGTGGCCGCCGACGGCATCGCCTTGAAGGCGCACGTGCACGGCGGCGTGGAGCCCGGCGCCGGCACGACGGGGCCGGCGCAATGACCGGACACGGATTCCCGCGCGCGGTTTTTTTCTTTTTCGCGATCGCTCTGCTCGCGCCGCTGCTGGGTGGCTGCACGACGCTCCGCCTCGAGCTCGGCGCCGGCTACGACAAATACGTGGACGCAGGCGGGCGTGACCGCTCGGTGATTCGCGTGCGCGAGGAGCGCGCCTGCGGTCCGTCCGGGTGGCGCTGCATTGGCGAGTACAACCATCACTCCAGCTTCAGCCGCGGCCGGCCGTTCAACGATCGGCCGGAGGACCTGACCAACCAATGGTCGGGGGTCATCAGCATCCCACTTTGGGGGCGGCCGTGACAGATATCGCGCTGCGCATCAGCCAGCCTTCGCCCAGTATCCCGCCGGTGTTCGACGTCGCCCTGGAGGGCTACGACCTGGCGCGCGACCAGGGTCTGCGCACGGCGGTGCTGCTCTCGCTGATGCTCGATCGGCGCGCCGCCGCCGACGACGCGGTCGAGGGCGATGACCGGGGCGGCAGCTGGATGGACCAGTATTCGGATTTTCCGCTCGGCTCGCGCCTGTGGCTGCTCGCGCGCGAAAAAGAAACCGACCACACGGCCGCGCGCGCGCAGCGTTACGCCGAAGAGGCGCTCGCGTGGCTGGTCGAGCGGCGCATCGCGCGCTCGGTCGAGGTCGCGGCCGAGTGGGTGCGCCCGACGGTGCTCGGTATCACGATCGTGATCACGCGCGCCGACGGGAGTCGTTGGGTGGAACTGTTCGAACATTCGATGGCGGCATAAATGCCCTTTCAACGCCCTACATTGCAGGAGTTAATCGGGCGCGCGCAGTCCGATATCGAGGCGCGCCTGCCAGGCAGCCAGCCGCGCCTGCCGCATACGCTGCTCGGCATCCTGGCGCGCCAGCACGCCGAGGCGGTCTCCGGCCTGTACGGCAACCAGGTGTGGATCGCGCGCCAGATCCTGCCAGATACCTCAGACGAAGACATCCTGCTGCGCCAGGCGTCGCTGTGGGGCGTTACGCCCCTGGCGGCCACGCCAGCGAAAGGTGACGTGACGTTCAGCGGTACGGACGCAGCCGTGATCCCGGCAGGCACGTCGCTGCAGGCGGCGGATGAGACCGCCTACACCACCGACGCGGAGGCGACGATCGCCGCCGGTACGGCGGTGGTTGCCGTAACTGCGGTCGAGGGCGGCGCGGCCGGCAACCAGGCGGCAGGCGTGGCGCTGTCGTTGGTTTCTCCGATCAGCGGCGTCACCACCGAAGCGATCGTGGCCGCCGCAGGGCTTACCGGCGGTGCGGACCCGGAAGACGTCGAGGCGCTGCGCGCCCGCGTGCTCCTGCGGCTGCGTAAGCCGCCGCATGGCGGCTCCCTGGACGACTATGTCACGTGGGCTCTGGAGGCGCACCCGGATGTGACGAACGTCTGGCCCGCCGGTGGGCCGTTCCTCGGCGAGGTGACGGTGCATTTCACGACGTACGGTGCGACCGTCGACGGCATCCCGGTCCAGACCGTGATCGACGCGGTCCAGGCGCACATCGACGCGCAGCGCCCGGTGACCGCAGACGCGTTCGTCGTCGCCCCGATCGCCGATCCGCTCGATTTCGTTTTTTCAAGCGTCACGCCGAACACGCAGGCCGTCCAGGACGCGATCGATACGGAGCTGCGCGACCTGCTGAGGCGCGAGGCCGAGCCGGGCGATACGCTGGAGATCTCGCGCATCCGCGAGGCGATCTCGCGCGCCGAGGGCGAGGAGGACTACGTGCTGGATTCCCCGAGCGCCAACGTCGTCAGCGCCGCCGGCAACATCGCGACGATGGGGGTGATCACGTGGCCATGACGGCCAAGGAGTATCGCGCCCTGTTGCTGGCGCTCGCCCCGCCCGGGCGCGCGCTGCCGCGCAATCCTGAAAGCACCTGGGCGCAGCTGCTGCACGCGCTGGCCGAGGAGCTCGCGCGCGTGGACGTGCGTCACGAGAATCTTCTCGACGAGTCCGACGTGCGCACGACGGCGGAGCTGCTCTCCGGTTGGGAGCGCGTTACCGGCCTGCCCGACGACTGCGCGCCGGCGGTGCAAACACTGGCCGAGCGGCGCGACGCGCTCATCCATCGATTGGTCAATCTCGGCGGCCAGTCCCGGCAGTTTTTCATCGATCTCGCCGCGCGCCTCGGGTACACGATTACGATCTCGGAGCCAAAACCGTTTCGCGTGGATCGCAACGCGGTGGGTGACGGGCTCAACGCAGACGAGTGGGCGTTCGTCTGGCAAGTCGAGGCGCCCATCAATGTCACGCGCGAGTTCCGCGTCCAGGAAAACGCCGTCGGAGACGCGCTGCGCAGCTGGGGCGACGAGCTTCTGGAGTGTGTGATCGGCGAGCACAAGCCCGCTCATACCCTGGTGCAATTCAGCTACAGCTAACAGAGAGAGGGCAAAACATGCATCGCATCGATCACTCCACTGCCGCCGCAGGCATCCCATCTCCCGATTCTCCCGGAACGCCTGGGTTTTTCACCAAGGGCGATCCGCAAATCCCGGTACCCGCAACCGTAGTGACGGCCGATTGGGCCAACGCCGCTCAGGAAGAGCTGGCGTTCGTCATCGAGCAGGGGGGGTTTGCGCTCTCAAAGACCGACAACACCCAGCTGCGCCAGGCGATCGTGAAGTTGGTCTCAGACGCCGCCAAGAGCGTGCGCATCGACAATGCGACGTTCGGTGCCGGAGTCGTGGACGGCGAGATCGTGCGCTGGGACTCCGGCGCCGGGAATTTTGTCGATGCGATCGCCGACGGCAGCGCGAACAACCGCGCGGTCGGCGTGGCCGACGTGACCAATTCCAAGGTATACGCATTCGGAGAAACCCCGGCGCTGTTTTCCGGGTTGACGCCGGGGGCGCGGTATTTTCTGTCGGCCGTGACTGCCGGGGCGATCACGGCGGCCGTGCCGTCCGACCAAGTGGCGGTCGGGATCGCCAAGAGCGCGACGACTCTATTCGTGGACATCGATGCCGGGCTGCAGATCCTGGTTAAGCCTTTGGTCAAGGACCACGGGACCAAATCAGCCAACTACACCCTCCAACTCGATGAGGCAGAGCTGCACCTGGTGGCATTCTCGGCGGCCGCAACGCTGACGATCGCCAGCACCCTGACGAACGACAAGGCGACGGTGGTGATAAAAAATGGCGGGAATGCGATCACGTTGGCTGGCATAGACAATGATCCGCCGATTCTGACCAATGCCGTGAGCAAACAGGATTTTGTCGGTTTAGTTAAGTCATTTGGGAAAATCAGCGCTGTGGCGGTGGTCATCAATAAGAGTACAGCATGATCGAAGATACCGGGTATCTAAACTTCACGTCGTTTGCTAACGACGCAACGGTTGGCAGTAGTGCCTGGGTGAACGTCATTAACGCACAGACACAAAACGACATCAATTCCGAAATCAGCGTCGGCGGTACCACGCAATATTTGAAGGCGCTGCAACTGTCGTCTTTAATCCTTCCGGCTCCGGTACAGATTGTTGGCATCCAAGTGAAAATCCGTAAGGCCGGTTTTTTTTCTACTCTTTCGGACCATAGTGTACGGTTGTTCGTGGGGGGGGCAGTTGCGGGAGATGACAAAAAACTCGCAGGGAATTGGCCCGATTCTAATTTGGCGATTTTTGAGTATGGTGGTTCGGAGGATTTGTGGGGCTTGTTTCTAACGCCTGAACGAGTCAGCGCCGCTGATTTTGGCGTCGGGGTTTCCGGCGTGTTTAGTGATGGATCGTCTTGCGATGTTGATCACATCGCTATGAAGGTGTTTTACGATACGTCGAGGATGTTTGCTACGCTCTAAAATTTGATCAGGCGAACTCCTGTTGCTAAGCGTTGCCTGGACCAAGTGAGCGGCAGAACAGTTAAAATGAAATATTTGCGCTGACAGCCACGCGCTGCACGTCGTTGGGTCCGAATACCGCACTGTCGCCGACGTCGAAATACTGATCAAATAACGCGCGAACGCCGAAGCCGCTGATGCTCCACTCCCAACCTATGCCGGCTACACCGTCGGTTCCGTTTGCGGACCGGCGCTCTCGGGTCACTGTGTTGACTGTGACATTCGGGGCAACCGTGACCGTACTTGTGTCTCTGGTATCCCGTACTACGCTCCACCGAGCGGCCCCAATTTTGGCTATCAATGAATTGTGTGCAGTAACGGGAATGTGTGCAATAGCTGACAGGCTTAAAGCTTGCTGATCCAGATCGCTTGATCCGATGAGGCCGTATGGCAGGCTGCTCTCTGTGCCGTTTGCCCTGGAACGCAATGAAGGCGTGCCAAGATCGACAAATCCTACCTCGACAGCGAGCCAGCCGATTTTATATCCCGTATAAATACCGAGCCCCGACTTGGTATCGTCCACAGAGGCCGATGGAGTTGCAATGGCACCGGTTGTGGCAATCCTGTCAATGGCGTGCCGCTGCTGCCGTGTTGTGTCCAACTCGCTGGAAGCGGAGGCTACCAGGTCTATTCCTAGATAGACCTGGGCGTGCGCGGGCCTGCTTGTGAGTGCGGTGGTCAGCAGGATTAGAGTAATAATTGATTTCATGGCTACCTCCTCTGTAGTCTCCGCGCATTTTTACCGTAAGTCACTTACGATGTCAATCCTTGAGCCGATTGGCTCTTAGTCGCTCCGCATATTTCAGCAGTTTTTCCAGATCCTTGGAGTGTACCCAGGGGTGTGCGCGCACGAACCCCATTTTTTGCATGCGTTCTGTGTGGCGCGCGACGCGATTTGCTGCTGTCTTATCCTTCTGGTTAGAGGCCATTTAGAGCACCATTTGTTGTATAATTCGCACTTTTGCGGGTTTGTGCAAGAAAAGAGAGGGTGGCCGGACCGTGCGCTAACACGGCCCGGCCCCCGACACACAGCGCCAGAGCACTGTGAGCCAGGCCAAGGCCCTCCCGCCACGTACGCGGCGTGCTGAGCCTAACATAAGCCGGAAAGCAAGGAGAGGCTCGCGTGTCGGCACCCATTATCCCCTGGATCGGTGGCAAGCGCCGTCTGGCGCCGCAGATCCTGCCGATGTTTCCAGATCATACGTGCTACGTCGAGCCGTTCTGCGGTGCGGCCGCGCTGTTCTTTTTAAAGGAGCCGTCCAAGGTTGAGGTGCTGAACGATATCAACGGAGAGCTGGTGAACCTGTACCGGGTCGTGCAGCATCATTTGGAGGAGTTTGTACGGCAGTTTAAGTGGTCTCTAACCTCCAGGCAGATGTTCGGGTGGGAGCAGAAGAAAAGCCCCGTGACGTTGACCGACATCCAGCGCGCCGCCAAGTTTTACTACCTGCAGCGGCTCGCCTTCGGCGGGAAGATCGAAGGCCAGACGTTTGGCACCGCGACCACTTCGCCGCCGCGCCTGAACCTGCTGCGCATCGAAGAGGATTTGAGCCAGGCGCACCTGCGACTCAATGGGGCGCACATCGAAAACCTGTCGTGGGAGGAAGCGATCTGCCGCTATGATCGACCGCACACACTGTTCTACCTCGACCCGCCCTATTGGGGCACCGAGGGCTACGGCGTGGAGTTCGGTCTCGATCAATACGACCGCATGGCGGAGCTGCTCCGCGGCATCAAGGGCAAGGCGATCGTCAGCGTCAACAACATCCCCGAGATGCGCCGAGCCTTTGCCGGACTCCGCCGCCGCCGGGCGAGGATCTCCTACAGCGTCGGCGGCGGCCGCCGCGGGCGCCAGGTGCGGGGTGAATTGATCGTGCGTAACTGGTAGGTTACTGGCCTTAAAACGGCCCATAATAACCAAGATAAGTGCCCAATTCCGGCCATTATTTCGTGGCCAGCCACGATCCGCGCGGCTTTTGCCCCCTTATAATGGCCCTACAGTATAGTCGGATAATGACAAACGAAGTGGTCACTTACTGACAAATCAAGTGTCCGCTTACACCGATTCCGATCAAGACGCCACTCCCCTCACCCTGTCCCTCTCCCCGCAAGCGGGGAGAGGGGATATAAACTTGCTTCGCCTGAAGGCGAGGGATTTC